TGACTGCTCAAGTTGTTAAAGTTATCTTCGGTGCACACGCAGCCGACACCACGTTCGGAACTGTCGCAATCGATGAAACAACCGCAGAATCAGCAATCACAGCTTTCTCAACTAATCCACAAGGTGGATTCTTTGGGACAGGTGCTACATTCGATGGACGTCTAGACCAATATGCAGACCAATCATTAGCAACATTACAAGCTTGTAACTCTTATCAGAGAGCAACTGGTGATGATGCAGGTGATATCGCATTATCAAACATATCTTCAGCAATGACCCGTATGTCTAAGTTAGGATACAAAGCAACACACTTGTTTATATCCCCAACCCACTACGAGAACATTTTGAAGCTTGCTGATTTTGCTAGTATCTTCATAGCTGGTGACAATTCTGTCAGCCCAGCAAATGGTGGAAACGTTATGCCAACTGACCCATCCAACAACCCATTCAGCCAAATGTTGAATACTGGTGGATTAGTCGGACAGCTTTACGGATTGAATGTCGTCGTAAATCCTTGGGTTCCAACAACCCGTATTGGAATTTTCGACCTTTCATCCAAGCCAATGGCTTACGTAGAAAGACGACCTCTAACTGTAGAGGAAGCAAATCCCGGATTCGGAATTGTAGGTTCATACATGTCTATGAGATATGGATTGAAAGTTACAAGACCTGAAGCTGGTCAAATCATAATCAACGGCGCTACTGGTTAAGCAGGTTGATTGATAGGTCCGGAGAGAACCTTTAAATCTCTCCAATCATTTTTATCAGGTAATAGATGGCACGATATGAAAGAGTACTTAAGAGTTTAGCTCATAACGCAATAGGTAATAGACGTATCGAGGCTTCAGCTGTTAACGTAGGAGGAATAGATACTCTTGAATGGGATATTACTACAAGTGCATATAAAGCAACTAATAAAGATTCTACTATTGTTACAGGTACAACAGCTAAATTATTTGGAAATTCTTTGTGGTTAAGTGGTTCCGATAATGGACAACTTAGATTATATGAACCAACAGCCGGTGGAAGTGAATATATTATTATTAAAGCAGCTAATACTATTAGTTCTAGTTATGCTCTTAAGTTACCTGATGCCCCAGCTACTAATGGATATGCATTAACAGGTAATACAACAGGAACTGAGACCTCTCTCGGTTGGGCTGCAATGACAGGTGGTCTTTCACCCGGCGGAAGTAATAATGATGTACAATATAAAACAGGAGCTACCACATTAGGAGGAGTAACTCTTGCTAAGGGAAAAATATTAAGTGCTAATAGTTCTGGTGTACCCACAGTATTAGCAGCAGGAACTGACGGGTACGCATTAGTAGCAGATAGTAGTGCAGCCACAGGATTAAACTGGGC